CACACGTCGGTAGTACCACGCAAGTAAATCCGGCTGGGTCGGCCCGTGGGCTTAGACATTCAGCCTATGATAAAGCGACCATGGACATTTCTTTAGCTGCGCGTATCCACCCCCGTGAACCTTTGATCAGAGCCAGTCATCGTAAACAGGCTGATAATTTGTATAAAGCATTCGGCAAGCGCGTAAACCTGACCAAAACTGATCTAGACATGAGGCTTTTCCGAAAGTGCGTTAACGAGGCATGTGCGTCTTGGGTTGGTTCTCGGTCCATGGCTACCATCATAAAGTCCTTCCAAGCTGCTCCGGTTGACTGGGACCCCAAGTTCGCTAAGCTATTTCTCAAGTCCCAGCGGGTTAAAAAATTGGAAAAAGCTACAGCTGACGCGTCTAAGGGCCAGATTGTTACCGACATCGCTCATTTGGACCTATTTCGCGATGATGTGTGGGCGTTGTACCTTGAGAAGATGTTGCTCAAACGGAAAAATGCCAATGTTTATTTGCACACCAAGGCTAATCCCACCGTTATGGACCAATGGTACCAACAGCACTGGAAACCGGGTCGGGTCAATACGGCCTGCGATTACCAAGGATGGGATGGCGGAGTGGACGAGGCCTTTATTTTGTTCTACGGTAAAGTTCTTAATACATTCGGAGTACCTATCTCAGTTGTGGAGCGTATCCGCGAGTCCCAGTTCAGTCGTACCAGTTTTCGGGGACCTATTGGTGGTATGCAACACTCTGGCAATCGGTTTACATGGATATTTAATACTATGGGAGATATTGCGGTTACTGAAGAGCATTTCCCTGGATCCTATGTTGAACCCTCTGCTTTCTCCGGCGATGATAGTGAACTTAACGGTTACTTTGAATTCCGCCCCGCCCCAGTTCCGTACAATATGGTTTCCAAGGTGTTGCACGGTTACCAGTTGGAATTTTGCGGGTTTATGTACGGTGGCGAAAGACTTCACATATCCAGTCGTGTACTTTTGCACCGGTTTAATTTGGCTATAGAAGACGGCCGTTCTGATCCTGATTTTTGGCTCTCTGCAAGACAGGCCTTAGCTTTTGGCGCTGATTCAGGCGTGGAAATTTTGGATGACTCCTATTCTGCCGCCTTGGGCGTGTTACTGTGGGCGGAAAAGAAGTTCAATATTACCCCTCATCCCGATTACCCTTTGCCAGTTATTCGTGACTGAGTTACCTTATTTCACCGCTAGGGCATGCGGTATACCAAGTGGTCCCCCTCGAGCCGGTATGCTCATTATCAGTGAAACTTGCTACCCACTATAACTTGATAAGATCACATGACGCTATCTTGCGTTCTCGTAGGCTGCTTACGTTACCCAGCTGGCGACCTGTCAGATTGCATAATCCTTGTGAAGACTGAATTTGACGGAAAAATCTCGGGAGTCCAGCACTCAATTAAAAATACCGAACGAGTTAATGGTGGTAGCTCCACTTGTTTCTAGGGTCGTGGGAGCGCCCTCAAGTTGCCCCTCACGTGTGCAACATACGGCAATGTTGCGTAGTTCCGGCTACTACTAACCGGCGCCGAATAGCGTTACAGGCGAGATTGGAAATAACCGCAATGGCTTTGCCATTTATTATATTTATGACTCTGACCCGTCCGTGAGGGCGTCTACGCATATTCAACTTTCCTTCGCGTGTCTGCATCGTGGCCTAGTCAGCCTTAATCCCGATGTGGTGTGTTACCCGATCGTGGGCTGCAGTGAGTGTGGTGGACTGCGCTGTAGTGCCGACGAGGAGATTCTACTAAGTGGTAGCCTTTGCTACCATGGATACCGGATGAAACTGCGCCAACTCAGTTGACTGACGGCAATCAGCACTGTACAGACTTAACGGTAACCGGGCTTGTATTTTATACCATATTTTCCTTCCAGTGGGACTAACTGGTACAGGTCTGAAAGAAAAAGTCGCCAACTCCAAAACCTCGGGAGTGTATGAAAAATTTCACAGTTCCAGCATGTCTATTGTCGCCGGGTTAAATGACTCTACCGCTGTCCAGTCAGTTGAAAAACCGCTACCGCTACCCCCCCTTCCCGCCATATATGGTGATCCCAACTATATCTCCCGCTCCGGAGTTGGGTTCACCATTACCATGGCCGTTACCCCAGGGACTGGTGGGGCGCTTTGGTCGTCTTTTGATCTGTACTCT